TCTTTGAGGATTAGTCATGGCGACCCTTCGCTCTGACATCATCATCCCTGAGGTATTTACTCCTTACGTCATTGAGCAAACCACTCAGCGTGATGCCTTCTTGGCTTCCGGTGTGGTGCAGCCTATGACTGAGCTGAATGCTACTGAGGGTGGTGATTTCATCAATGTCCCTTTCTGGAAAGCTAACCTTTCCGGTGATTTTGAAGTGCTGTCTGACAGCTCTTCTCTGACTCCTGGCAAAATCACTGCTGATAAGCAGGTTGCTGCAATCCTTCACCGTGGTCGTGCCTTTGAGGCTCGTGACCTTGCGGCTCTTGCTGCTGGTTCCGATCCTATGGCTGCTATCGGTGCCAAGGTTGCCGATTATGTTGCCAACCAGCGTCAGAAGGATCTGCTGTCCTGCCTTGCAGGTGTGTTCGGTTCGCTGAACAGCAACTCCAGCAGCTCTGCTTTCTTCGATCTTTGCATCGACTCCGAAAGCGGCGACACTCCTACTGCACTGTCCCCACGTCACGTTGCTCAAGCCCGCGCCATCCTTGGCGATCAGGGCGACAAGCTGACTGCTGTGGCCATGCACTCCAAGGTCTATTACGACCTGGTTGAGCGTCGTGCCATTGATTATGTCAGCACTGCTGATGCTCGCGGCACTTCTACCACCCAATCTGGTGGCACGATGGTTGCTGCTTATGGCGGTGAAGTTAGCGTGCCCACCTACATGGGTCTGCGCGTAATCGTTTCCGATGACGTTAATGTCACCGGCTCCGGTGCTTCCACTGAGTACGCCACCTACTTCTTCACTCAAGGCGCTGTTGCCAGCGGTGAGCAGATGGCAATGCAGACTGAAACTGATCGTGACATCCTTAGCAAAAGTGATGCCATGTCAATCGACCTGCACTACGTGTACCACCCCGTTGGTTCACGTTTCAGCACCTCGGTCACTAACCCGACTCGTGCTCAGCTTGAAACCGTTGGTAATTGGACCAAGGTGTATGAGCTGAAGAACATCGGTATCGTGCGTGCTACCAACGTCTCCAACTTCGACTGAGGTAACTGATCATGGCATCTGTTTTTGAAGCAACTGCTGGTAAGGCAATCGGCTACGTCTCTGGCGGCGCTGTGACCCAACTGACCAGCAAATCTACTGGTGTGACCCTGAACCAGCCTTGTGGTCAGATCACTATGGATGACGCCGCACTGGCTGCTGCTGCTGAAGTTTCCTTTACGGTGACTGATAGCTTTGTAGCTGCTGGTGATGTGGTACTTGTGAACCACGGTTCTGCTGGTACTGCTGGTGCTTATCTGGTGCAGGCCAATACCATTGCTGCTGGATCTTTTAAGATCACCGTTAGCAATGTATCTGCCGGTTCTCTATCCGAGGCGATCGTCTTGAACTTCGCCATTATTAAAGCTGCTGCAGCTTGATAATGGGTTTGTTCGCATTTAGGCGATTGCGTGAACGGGAGGCTGCTGCTAAGGCAGTGGCCTCTTCTCCCGTAAAGCAGCCTCAACCTAAACTTTCCAAGGCCAAGACCAATGGCAATCGTCCTAGTAGCAACACCAGGAGCAGCCGACGCAAACTCGTACCTGACGCTGAGTGACGCGCAAGCGATCATTGATGGCTTGGTCGAAAATGATGACGTTGTAGCGTGGGGTACTGCTACAACGGATCAAAAGAATCGAGCACTTTATACCGCAACGCAACGATTGGATCGTGAGCGGTATCTAGGTGCCAGAGCTACCGATACTCAAGCATTGCAGTGGCCGCGCACTGGTGTACGGAAGCCTGATACCTACATCAATACCTACGCTGTAGGCTTCCCGTTCAGGATCACCACAGATTATTTTGCTGATGATGAGATCCCTGTGCAGGTGCAAGAAGCACAAGCTACGTTGGCGGTTTACCTGAACAACAACAAAGATGGCATCGGCTTGTCTGGCCTTGAAGACTACAAGAACGTCAAGATCGGCAGCCTAGACGTGACACCAAATCAGTACGGCGCTACTGGAGCTGATCGCATCCCGCCGATGGTCGAACGTTACCTGACTGGGCTTAGAATAAGTGGACCAGGTAACATCGCTATCAAACGGAGCTGATCATGTCTAAAGGATTTGGCCAGTCTGCAGAAACTGACTACACGCTCGGCGCTGAGGTTATTACTGATACTGCGACTCATACTGGGCGATTCCGTCATATTGACTTTTACGAGAATACCACCATCAATACGCTTGTCAGCGAAAATTACACCGGCAACAGCCTAAACGGTGAGTCGATGCCTGCTGGATTTCATATTGTCGGTGTTTTTACTAGCATCACGCTGCAGAATGGTGCTTGTATCGCCTATCGCGTCTGATGGCACTTGCAGGCTCGCTACGAAAGACCGCTTCTAAGCTGATGAGCAAGTTTGGCGGTGATGTCACCATCAGGGTGATCATTGTCGGTGCTTACAATCCCACGACGGGTACAGCTAGTGAATCTACAGCTGACACTACCGTTAAGGGCGTACTGGAGGATGTCAACGCCCGTGAGGTTAATGACCTGATCCAGGCAGGTGATCGCAGGCTGACGATCGCAGCAGCTGATGTTAGTGCGGCACCTACTACTGCCGATCGCATCATCATCAGCGGTGTCACCTATCAGGTGATTCGCGTTACAACAATCGAGCAAGATAACCAGCCGATCACTTATGAGTTGATCCTGAGGGCATAATGGCACGCAACATCCCGCTATCACAGATCGGGAACTACATCGAAGGGCAGTATGAGAAGTTGCTGCGTGCAGCTGTGCTCGGGGCTGATGCAAAAGTAAAAGCCGCCAGCCCTGTTGATACGGGCAGGTTGCGTGCAAGCTGGCAGATTGGCGAGAATGCAGCAAATGGGCAAGGCGCTCCAGCAACCGGCAGCTATCCAAAAGAAGAAAAAGATGAGCGCACTGTTCATTCGGCCTTGCCGCCTGTAGCAACCAACTATCAATCCGGCCAAGAAAAACTCGGCAACGTCTACAGCGTCCATAACAACCTGCCATACGCTGAGCCGGTGCTGACTGGCAACAACTTGCCGCCATCATGGAAGGGCCGCTGGCGCTCCAAGAACAACCAGATCGAACAGGGCTACATCCCCAACATGGTTGCCAAAGATATGCAAGACTTTATCAAGAAGAACGCTGATCGTATTGGCAGGCAATCATGAGCAGCACCTACAACGACATCCGCGCTGCTATTGAAGGCCGCATCGCCACGGAGATGGCATCAGCGCCGTCATACCCAGTCGCCTATCCAAACGTCCCATTTACGCCACCAAACAACCTGCCGTGGCTGCAAGTGTCGCTTACGTTTGGCGACAATAGCTACGCCACCTTAATCAGCCCTAACACAGGTTTCAACAAACAAAACGGTCTGCTGATAGTAAATACCTTCACGCCCGTTGGTGTTGGTGCAGCGGCAAACTACACCATCGCGGAACGCATCAAGGATCTGTTTGATCGTCAAACTGTATCTAGCATCATTTTCGATGCAGCATCTGGTCCTAACGTCATCACACCATCGGAACCAGAAGCAGCCTATTTCCAGACGCAGCTGAACATAACCTTTGAAGTGTATTTAGACTGAAGCTAGCCATTCATTTGACCTAATCCCATGGCCGTCACCGTTCTGTCCGGTACGTCCGGCGCTCTGTACTACAAGCCCGCAGGGACCACCGGCACGTTCGGTGAGTCTGACGTTACTGTCGCTGCTGATGAAATCACAGTGCAGCCTTACCTGAATTTGCAGGTAGGCGATCCTGTGGTGTTCAGTGTTGTCAATTCTCAAACCGGCGGCTCAGGCTCCGGCACCTTGCCTGCTGGTATCAGCGCCGCTACCACCTACTACGTCATTGCTTACGCTGCTGCTACTGGCGTGCTGCAGGTTTCTGCCACGCTTGGTGGCGCTAGCATCACCATTACCGATGACGGCACTGCTAACGCTCCTAATGAGTTCCAGGTTGCCTATGCAGATTACGCTGCTGTCGGTCAAGTGCAAAGCTGGAGCTTTGAGATCAGTCGTTCTGAAATCGACGTGACCACCATCGGTCAAGTCGGTACGCAGTACGCTCCGTTCCGCGCTTACATTCCTGGCTTTGCGGATGGCAACGGTACTGCTACCGTCTACGTCACTGATGAAGACGCAGCACTTTCTAACCGCATGGTCGAGGATGTGCTGCAGCGCAATCAAGTCGGTTGTGCCTTCAAGCTCTACACCGACAAGCAAGGCACCGAGGCACTAAGCCGTAGCATCGCCATGGATGCTGTGCTGCTGACCGCTAGCCTTAACATCAACCCTGATGACGCTCAGCAAGTGGAGATCACCTTCCGTCCTACTGGTGCTCCTACCTTTGACTTCAGCACTAGCGCTTGATACGCTGTCATTGGAGAGAGAACGGCCCCGGCAATGCTGGGGCTTTTTTGTTGCTAGAGTAACAACGAACAGGATATTTTTTGAACATGACCACAAAGCTATCCGCATTGGATCGCCTGAAGAAAGCAGCAAACTTCACGCCATCTAAGCGTGTGGTAAAGCTGAACGACGGCACTGAGTTTGAGTTCTACGCAACACCGCTCACGATGTCCGAACGCGAGCGGGCGCAGAAAATGCCAGGCGGGGATGATGTCAGTGGTTTCGGCCTGAACCTGCTGGTGCAGAAGGCGATGGATGAAAGCGGGCAACGGTTGTTTCAAGCTGGCCAGATCGCAGAGCTGCGCGAAGAGGTGCGTGATGATGACATCCAAAAGCTGATCCTTGGCGTGATCCAAGAGGATGAGCAGTCAGACATGAAAAGCATTAAAGACTGACCTACGACGCGACAACTGGCTCATGCTGCAGCTTTGCGTCGCAGCAGAACTTGGCATGAGCCTTGCGCGGTTGAATCAAGAAGTCACGCCAGAGGAGCTACTCATTTGGGATGCGTTTTTTACTGTCAGAAGTGAAGAACGCGAAAAAGCGCTGAAGCGACGGCGGTAGACTGCTGATAGGTAATGGTGTAGCGCAGTGGCCGCAGTTGCTAACGTCGCAATCAACCTTGATTCGCGTGGCGTACCGGCAAAACTGAAGCAGATCGCGGATCGCGGCAAGGAAGTCGATCGGTCGCTGAATGGTGCAGCAGCTGCAACCACAAAAGCTGGGCGTGAGATAAAGACTGCAGCCAATGGGATGCAGTATTTCATTGATGCAACGGGGCGGGCTCGGAAGGTCAACGGGCAGTTTGTTACATCAACCGAAGCTGCGGCGGCAGGGCTTAAAAAGCAAAATGCGGGCCTTGGAAATTTAGCCAAGGGGGCTTTGAAGCTTGCTGCTGCATATGCGACATTAAACGCGACTCAATCTGCATTTAGAGCAGGGATTCAGCGCATTGAGTCTGAACGTCGCATTCAGTTTCTTGCCAAACAGTATGGCGAAATAGACCAGCTCGCACGCGCTGCTGCTAACGCTTCTGATCGTTTTGGTCAAAGCCAAACAACGGCTAATCGTGCAATTGCTGATATTTATGCTCGCTTGCGGCCAGTTGGTGTTTCACTAGAAAATATCGTTAGTGTTTACAACGGTTTTAATACTGCGGCACGAATTAGCGGATCAACCGCAGTAGAGGCCGAAAACGCATTTAGGCAGCTTTCACAGGCTCTTGGTTCTGGTGCTTTGCGTGGTGATGAATTTAATAGCATTGCCGAGCAGGTTCCTGGCATTCTGACTGCAATTAGCCAAGAGACAGGCGTAGCGCAAGGCAAGCTGAGAAAATATGCAGCCGAGGGCAAGATTACCGCTGATGTTGTTATTGCAGCATTGCAGCGAATTGAAAAAGATGGCGCAGATCAGCTAAAAGAAGCGCTAGGTGGTCCTGAGCAAGCCATTCGTGACTTTCAAAATGCTGCCGAAGATGTACAAGTTGCATTGACAACTGCAATTGTGCCAGAAATGGCGCGTGCTTTCAGAGATCTTGCTGCAATTATTGTAGGTCTAGAGCCAGCCATACGTTTTATTGGCAACCTTATTGCTGATACGCTGGGAAGTTTTAGAACACTTGTTGAGAGCATTCGTGGCGGCCCTGTAGTCGAACGATTGCGTCAAGGCGGCCAACTTGGTTTTAACGTAGGCCAAGAAAAAGAACAACTTCGATCTTTCTTTGGCAAAGAGCGTTTCGCTGAACTTGAGCAACAAGCCAGAGAAATGGCTAATGCCACAATGACACCTTTTGCCGAGGCATTAGGAGAAAGATTGCGTGTAGCAATTAAAGTTGCCGATCGAGCTAAAGAGATTGAGGCGCGTCGGGCTACAACAATACCTACCCGCCCATTTCAAGTTGGCGATGTCATTGATGAATCAACTGTTGCAGGCGGGAAAGTCGGCGGCGGCGGTCGTTCTGGCCCTAGCCCAGAGGATATTTTGGCGCGTCAAACAGAGGTCGGCGCACAGTTGCTTCAGCAAAAAGAGCGAGAGTTTGCCTTAGCGGTTGAACAAGACCCATTAATGAAAGAGCTGTTGCGAATCTCTTACGAAAGAGTAGACGCTGAAGAGCGTGTGAAAGATGCGGCTGCTGGGCAGCGTGATGAGTTGCTTCAAACAATTCAGCAAGTTGAGCAGGCCAAGGCTGGCCTCGCCGTTGGCAAAAGTTTGGCTGAATCTTTGATTGGCACAACCGAACAGCTAGACAGGGTTCGCAGTGGGTTTGCCGAAGGAATCAAGATTGACGAACAACTGCAAAAAGCAAATCAGCAAGCAGACTTGTTCAAGCAAACGATGCAGGGCGCTGGTGACATCATTAGCAACCAGCTACTTGGTGCGATTGATGGCTTGATTAATGGTACTGCAGATTGGAACGATATACTGCAAAGCACATTGAAGCAACTCGGCAGCTTCTTGATTAAGTTTGGCCTCAATGCTTTAGCTGGCAGCGATGGCATTGGTATTCTTAGTTTTCTTGGCTTCGGCACCCGCGCTAACGGCGGTCCCGTCAACGCAAACGAGCCTTACATCGTCGGTGAACGTGGGCCTGAGTTGTTCATGCCTAAGCAGTCTGGTGCTGTTGTCAACAACAACCAGCTATCGTCCGCAATGAACCGTTACCGGCGGTCTGGCACAACCGCAACAAACGAAACGACTGCTGCAATGCAAGGCGGTGAAGGCGGTACTGCTGTGCTCGACAAGCCGATTGACGTGCGCTACAGCGTGGAGAGGATCAACAGCGTTGATTACGTGACGGCAAATCAATTCCAAGCTGGCCTGAAGCAAGCAGCAGAGCAAGGCGAGCGCCGTGCCATTCAAAAGCTACAAATGAGTCCTGGCACCCGTAGGAGGCTCGGCATCTAATGGAATCCAGCTATGCCATTGGCCATTATCTAACGCTGGTCAAACCAGATGTAAGCGTTTTTTATCGGTTCCAAAATTTCTTCATCAACAAAACAGTTGATTGGGTCAATGGTCCGCATACGTTTTTGCCGTTTGGATTCAGCGGCATCAGCATTGACCGAGACGGCGGCAACGTAGAAAGCAACTTGCTGTTTCCTAACAACCAGTTGAGTCGTGAATGGGCAGCAAAAGCAATTGAAGAGTTTTGGATCGCGCGTGTCCGTGTCGTTTTGGTAAATCCAGACGATACAGCGCAGAGCAGCCAAACACTCCTGCACAATTATGTAGGCCAGATTACGGCTGGTTCATGGCGTGACTCTGAGCTGAGCTTGACGTTGAGCAGCGTTTTGGACGCCGTAGGCGGTGACGTGCCAAATCGCAGGCTTAGCCGTGTGCTATGTGGTCATCTGCCTGTCACGAGCAATGTTGTGTTCTAGGTTTATTGGCCTTGACTATGAATTGGGCGCTGACGGCACAGGCAACGCCATCGACTGCATACATCTTGTTTTAGGTGTTCTGGATGACCTAAACATCAAGCGTCCAGCAATGGATCCGACATGGTACAAAGGCAACCGCTATAAAATTGGGCGCGACTTGGCCGACTGGGGCAGACGAATTGAAGTCCCGAGCTACGATGGGGATATTATTGTATGGACTGACAGGCTTTTTGCCTTTGGAGTCATATGGAGTCAAGGGATTCTGGCCATAAGCGATCAAACACGCAAGGTGGCTTGGTTCCCATTGAGGGCAGTCAGTCTTACGGACGCAAGATTTTACCGTACGAGAAACAGCTCGCAGAATTGCTTGGCATCTCTGAGCAAGAATATGTACGCTTCAGCGAAGAGTTAAAAGCGCGACAAAAGCCGAGGCCAGCAGAGTACGCACACATTCCCGACATTAGAAATGAACCTGTATCAACAACATCGATTCTGATTAGCCTTGCGATTGGCGCGGTCACGACGGCAGCAAGCATCCTGTTAGCACCAAAGCCAAGGCAAGACAACGTTGAAGTACAAGAACTCAAGCAAAGAAAGCTCGGTGATCTTACGGGCCCAACACGTTTCAATTCAACCTATGGTTTTGATTCTGTCGCGCCCTTGGCACAGTGGGGCGATGTCATCCCAATTCCGTTTGGCAAATACACGGGAGAATCTGGCGGTCTGCTCATAACACCCAGCCTTGTTTGGTCGCGGTTATTTAGTTTTGGCAATCACCAAATGGCCAAACTGCTGTATGCCTGCGGGGAGCATGGATTATCTGTGCCAAATCTGCGTGGCATTTTCATGGGCAATGCGCCTTTGGATGGTTCGTTTGCTCACAACTTCACTGTTTATTTTCGGCCAGAAGAAGCCAACATGATGGGCTTCAGCCGAATCAAAGCAAACGATCTTCTTTACGGTACAAGAGCAACGCCATCAAGCGGAGACCCTGAAACCTTTGACGATATTTTCAGCTGTCCAACACTTGAAAGTGAAGAGGATCAGGGCTTTTGCTACGCCTACACGCCCGGACAAAACACTAGCTTTGGTTTCTATAGTCCAATCGCAAACGGCACAGTTTTACGAACCAATTGGAAGGTCGTAAGCCTTCCGCAGCTTAAAAATCAAAAGGATGATCCGTCTGGTCGAATAAAGCAAGAACGCATAAAAATTTCTGGGTTTGGCGGCAGGGAAGATGGTATGCCAGGGCAAGGCAGAGGTTATGGCCGAAGGATTGGAATTATTGAGTACAACAACGGCAGCGGCTTTGTTTCGCCGTCTGTGCGTGAAGATGTATTTGTC